ATGAACCGTTCCGATGCTCTCGCCGGTTTTGATCCAGACCTGTTCGGCCTGTGGACGGACGAACCGCTTTACGCCGCGGATGACGACGTGACGCAGGATGCCGAACTGGAAGAGACGGTTCGAAACGTTCTGCTGGAGCTCAAGTCTGCGGAAACCGAGCTGAAGCCCGCAGATGAACTGCGGCAGCTTTTGAACGAGATGACGGCGGAGATGCGCCAGCAGTTCGCCACGTTCCGGACGATGCGGGAAGCGGCGTCCGGGCTGTTGTCCGGCGAGGCCGACGACGCGGTGTCAGCTGACGGCAGTGACGCGGCGCAGAAACTGGCGCGGGCCGATGTGAAGGCGGCGACCGATGCGATGAGCCTGATCGTGCGCACGCTGGAAAAGGTCGATGCGCTGCAGCGTCAGCTTTCCCGCGACCGGCAGGTGGAGGCCGACCGGCTGGCCGATGCCGGCGGATACGAAGAGGCGAAGGCCCGCTTCGTCCGCATGATCGAGGATCGCGCCAATGAAACAGCCTTTGGGTATTTCGAAGCCTGGAAACGCGATGGCGCACCGGGATGGGTGGCGCAAAGGCTTCCAGCCGGAGGAACCCAGCCAGCGCAAGATGCGGCGGGCTGCAGAGAAGATCACGGGTGAGGCGGTGAAGGCGTCCGGGTCGTTCGGGGCAGGCATGTCTGACATCGGTGATGCCAGGGAGAAGACCGGACGGGATCTGGAGGCCGGAATGGTTTTGGCCGGTGCGATGGGGTTGCCCCGCGCTCCGGACGCGGTGCCGGCGGAGAGATTTGACGCGCCTGGCCCGGGAGAGAACGCGTTTGACGGGTTCGTCTCCGGTCTCGACCGGGACTGGGCTTTTGCGGCGCTTCCCGGACAGAGGCCGCCAGAGGGCGACTGGCGGACGTGGCTGATCATGGGCGGGCGCGGATCCGGCAAGACGCGGGCGGGCGCCGAATGGGTGCATGCGCTGGCGTGTGCGGCTGGAGAGCGGTCCGATCTTCGCATCGCGCTCGTGGCGGAAACGCTGGGCGATGCCCGCGAGGTGATGGTGGACGGTGTGTCCGGCATCTGCCGGATTGCGGCACGGCACTGGCCCGAATTCGAGATTTCACGCAAACGGCTGGTCTGGCCGAACGGCACGGTGGCGCAGATCTTTTCCTCCGAGGATCCGGAAGCCCTGCGAGGGCCGCAGTTTCATTACGCCTGGTGCGACGAGATCGGCAAATGGAAGCATGCGCAGGAAACGTTCGACATGCTGCAGTTCGGCCTGCGGCTGGGACTCGATCCGCGCCAACTGGTGACGACCACGCCGCGACCGGTGCCGGTGCTGAAGCAACTGATTGCCGACCCCGGCACGCGGCTGATCAAGATCTCCACAGCCGGTAACGCCGGCAATCTGGCGCCGGGCTTTATCGCGGCGCTGGAGCGACGCTATGGCGGGACGAGACTTGGTCGCCAGGAACTTGGCGGCGAGCTGATCGAGGATCGCGACGATGCGCTGTGGAAGCGCGCCGATCTCGAAGCCTGCGTGACGCGGTTTACCGGGGTCTTGCGGCGCATCGTGGTGGCGGTCGATCCGCCCTCAGGATCGGGCGAAAACTCCTGCTGCGGCATTGTCGTGGCGGGTGTCGAGGCCGCCGAGGGTTTAGCCGGCCGGTCGGTGGTGCTGGCCGACTGTTCGGTGACCGGCCAGACGCCGGGCGGCTGGGCGAAGGCCGTGGTGAAGGCCTATGCGCGGTTTTCGGCGGACCGGGTCGTGGCCGAGGGCAACCAGGGCGGCGACATGGTGCCGGCGATGCTGAAAAGCATCGACGCCAACCTGCCGGTGACGGTGGTGCATGCATCCCGCGGAAAGTTTGCTCGCGCCGAACCGGTTGCGGCGCTCTACGAGCAGGGACGCGTGGTGCATGCGGGGCGGTTTGCGGAGCTGGAAGACCAGATGTGCGATTTCGGTCCGACTGGCCTGTCGTCAGGACGCTCACCTGACCGGCTGGACGCGCTGGTCTGGGCGCTGACGGCGCTTGTTTTGGACGGCCAGGGCGAGCCGCGGGTGAGGGGGATTTGAGCTGGGACGCGGTGCCGCTCTGCTGGTGGAGAGCGCAACAAAAAGCGGCCCGGGACGGGGCCGCTCAAGCGTTCTGTATCTGACAGTTGGCTACTGCCAACAGTTGCAATTCAGCTTTTGGCCGGCACAGCCGGAGCGCTGTCGCGCATCTGCTTCCATTCGGATTCCATGCGCTCGAGGACGTGCTGCGGCACCGATTTCGTGGCGGCTGTCTGGGCGGTCTGCTGCATCATCATGATCTCCGGATTGTGCGCTGCACCATCATGGTGGTGCGCCCCTATGAACGTCGCATGGTTGGATTGGTTCCACATCCTTACTCCGAAGTAAATCGTCACTAACAGACTAAAACGATTTAGTTTTTTCTAAACCGATTGAAACCTTCGAACGCGGTAAAGGGGTAGGATTAACATGGGATACGAGCGCAGTTTTTTCTTCGATCACGTGCGCAGGAACCCGTTCAGCGGGCGGTTGGCAAGTGGTCAGGTGGCCGGGTTGGCTGCTGTTTTGGAGGCATGGGAGGCGCGCAACCCCATCGAAGGCCCCGCGGCGCTTGCCTATGCGCTGGCGACCGCGTTTCACGAGACGGCAGCGACGATGCAGCCGGTGCGCGAAACGCTGGCCAAGACCGATCAGCTTGCGGTGGTGCGGCTGGAAAGCGCTTACAGCGCCGGCCGGCTGCGGACGGTGAAGACGCCGTACTGGCGTTACGATGCCGATGGCCGCACCTGGCTGGGGCGCGGGCTGGTGCAGCTGACGCACAGGCGCAATTACCAGAAGATGGCGGAGCTGACCGGCATCGATCTCATCGCGGCACCTCATCGCGCCATGGAGATGGATGTGGCGGTGAAGATTCTGATCGAGGGCATGCGGGCTGGCAGTTTTACCGGCCGCAAGCTCGGCGATTATTTCGGCCCTGGGAAATCGGACTGGGTCGGGGCGCGAAAAATCATCAATGGCAATGACCGGGCGGCGCAGGTGGCGGGGTACGCGAAAGCGTTCGCGGCAGCGCTGCGGGACGATGCGGCGATTGCGGCTTGAGGGCTGGTTGAGGGCTGGTTGAGGGTGAAGTGATCCCGGATCGAGTGAAGGATGCGATGATGAGATTTCCATTCCGGCTTCCCGGACTTGCCCGCAGCGCGCCGCCTCAGGAAACCAAGGCGGCATCGGGGCTGTCGTCGGGCTTTGCGATCGTATCTGGCGATGGCGCGGCGCACTGGTCCGGGCGGTCCTATGCGGCTCTGGCAAAGGCCGGGTTCATGAAAAACCCGATCGCCTATCGGGCCATGCGGATGGTGGCGGAGGCTGCCGGCGCCGTGCCGTGGCTTGCCTATCGGGGGACGAGCGAGGCAGCCGATCATCCGGCACTGGCGCTTCTGGCACGTCCGAACGGGCGCCAGAGCGGGCCGGATTTCTTCGAGGCGCTGTACGGGCATCTGCTTTTGTCCGGCAATGCCTATGTGGAGCCGCTGGCGCTTGGCGGAGACCTGCGGGAACTGCATTTGCTGCGGCCGGACCGGGTGAGCGTCGTCGAGGGACGCGACGGCTGGATTGCGGCCTATGATTATCGCGCCGGGCAGGTGACGCGGCGGCTTGCCGTCGATCGCGACGGGCCGGGGCTGCTGCATCTAAAGCTGTTTCATCCGCTCGACGACCATAGCGGTCTGTCGCCGTTGGTGGCAGCAGGGGCGGCGCTCGATCTTTCCAATGCGGCGGCGGGCTGGAACAAGGCACTGCTCGACAATTCCGCACGGCCCTCGGGCGCGCTGGTCTACCAGCCGAAGGACGGCGGCAATCTTTCCGCGGATCAGTATCAGCGGCTGAAGGACGAACTGGAGGCGGGCTATTCGGGGGCGGTAAATGCCGGCCGGCCGCTGCTTCTGGAAGGCGGGCTGGACTGGAAGGCGATGGGGCTTTCGCCGAAGGACATGGATTTCATCGAGGCGAAGAACGGTGCTGCCCGCGACATTGCGCTGGCGCTCGGCGTGCCGCCAATGCTGATCGGCATTCCCGGTGACAATACCTATGCCAACTATCAGGAGGCGAACCGCGCCTTCTACCGCCTGACGGTGTTGCCGCTGATTGCCCGCACGGCCGCAAGCTTTTCCGCCTGGCTTTCGGATACGCTCGGGGAGGGACTTCGGCTGGAGCCGGATCTCGATCGGGTGGCTGGGCTGTCGACCGAGCGCGAGGCGCTGTGGGCGCGGATCGGTGCAGCAGGGTTCCTGACCGAGGACGAGAAGCGCGAGGCGGTGGGCTATTCGGCGTGATTGCCCGATCGCGGCGCAAGGTGTAATTTGTAATACGGTGTATTACAGATGGAGATCGTCATGGCAGACGCCAACTCTGACAAGAAGGCCGAAAAGCCCGTTCTCTCGGACCCGATCACCTTGCGCGTGCCGCAGGACATTCTCGACGATATCGAGAAGATCGCCGAGACATCCGATCGCAGCAGAAGCTGGGTGATTGTCCGGGCGTTGAAATATTATCTGATGGCGGAGGGGAATGACATCCTGCAGATCCGCAAGGGCGAGGAACAAATTGCGCGCGGCGAATTCGTCGATGCGGAGGAGTTCTTCGCGGAGGTGCTCGACGAGAAGAAGAGCGACGCCGCCTGATGCGGATCAGGCTCTCCAAGGATGCGGCGCTCTTTCTGAGAAGCGAGCAGCGGTATCTGGAGCGTTTCAATCCGCGCGCCGCCGAAGCGGTGCTGCGGCAGTTGCGGGGATCGATGCGGCTCTTGCTGGACTATCCGCAAGCCGGGAGCCCGATTGAGGCGCTGGAAGGCCGGCGCCGTTTCGTGTCCGGCGAGTATGTCATCGACTACAGGATGGAGAAGGGGATCGTCTCCGTTTCCCACATTCGACACGGCCGTCAGCTGCCGCCCGATCTTTTAGCGGACGCACCGGCAGACGACGGAAACTGAGAGACTCAACTTCTCAAACCCCTGACTCAACTCGTCAACGCTGTCTCTCAAGCGATTCAGGGGGTTGATAAAAAGCGGCCGGCTTCATGTGGCGCGTGAAGATGCGCGAGGCCTTGGCGGTTGCGGATGAAGATCCGCTTACCGGCTGACACTCTCAACATAACCCAGAAAGTTTAACGATGGCTGACCTTGGGCATGATCCGGGAACGCTCGGCGTGTGGGCTGCGCGGACCGCAGGTGCGGTGGCGGGTGCGGGCGTTTCGCTGGTCTATCTCCTGCCGAAAAGCGGGCACGAGGCGGCGAGCAGGTTTCTGACCGGGGTGGCCTGCGGACTGATCTTCGGCGGGCCGGCCGGGCTGTGGCTGATGGCACGGCTGGGGATCAGCGGTGAGCTTCCCGAGCCGGAGACCTTGCTGGCGGGATCGGCTGCCGCCAGTCTCTCAGCCTGGTGGGTGCTGGGCGCGCTGTCGCGCTTAGCCGAGCGATACGGGCGCCGCAGGGAGTAAGGCACTCCCGACGGCGAACTCCCTCTGCCGCGGGCGGATGGGGTCGACAGGTCCAATGACATCGCAGGAGATCCCGATGCACGCTGACCGCGGGCAATGCCCGCCCATGCGCCCGAATGTGCGCAAATTCGCCAATCTGGAACTGGCCGGCATTGCCGGCGACGGCACGTTTTCCGGTTATGCCAGCGTGTTCGGCGAGGTCGATCTCGGTCGTGACCGGATCGAACGGGGGGCGTTTCTCTCCTCGCTTGTCGAACGCGGCGCGCCGGGGGTGCGCATGCTTTACCAGCACGACCCGAACGAGCCGATCGGCGCCTGGAAGACGATCCGCGAGGATGGTCGCGGCCTGTTCGTCGAGGGCGTGCTGTCGCCCGGCGTCGCCCGATCGCGGGAAGTGCTGGCGCTGATGAAATCCGGTGCGCTGGACGGGCTCTCGATCGGCTTTCGAACCGTTCGGGCGCGCACCGACGCCAAGACGGGGGTGCGGCGCATTCTCGAGGCGGATCTTTGGGAAATCTCCGTCGTGACCTTTCCGATGCTGCCATCGGCCAGGGTTTCCGACGTCAAGCATCAGCGGTTCTTCCGCGACCGCGAGACGGAGCTGGTTCGCCAGATGCGGCGGGCGGCGAAGATGATGTGGAGATCGTCGTTCAGGCAGAACAAGGTTTAATGGAGAAGGACAGGACATGATGACGGGACATGTGCAGGGAAGTGGCGCCGTGGCGCCGGAAGTGAAAGCCGTGCCGGAAACGGTGACGGCCGCGCTCGACGAATTCATGGAGGCGTTCGAGGCGTTCAAGGACGTCAACGACCGAAGGCTCGGCGAGATCGAGCAGAAGCTGACCGCCGACGTGGTGACCCGAGACAAGGTGGACCGCATCAACCGGGCGATGGACGACCAGAAACGGGTGCTGGACCAGCTGGCGCTGAAGAAGGCGCGACCGCCGCTTGGTGGAAGAAGTGGCTACGGCCAGAGTGCCGAGCTTTCGCCTGAGGCGCTGGAGCACAAGGCGGGGTTCGACGCCTATATCCGTCGCGGCGAGGACAGTGGGCTGCGCGAGCTGGAGGCGAAGGCGTTCTCCGTCGGAGTCGGCGCCGATGGCGGCTATCTGGTGCCGCCGGAGACCGACACGGAAATAGGCCGCCGCGTTTCCGTCGTGTCGCCGATGCGGGCGCTCTCGACCGTGCGCACCGTCTCGACCTCCGTCCTGAAGAAGCCGTTCTCGACGACGGGTCTCACCACCGGCTGGGTGGCGGAAACGGCGGCTCGGCCGCAGACCAACACGCCGCTTCTGGCCGAACTCGCCTTCCCGACCATGGAACTCTACGCCATGCCGGCCGCCACCCAGGCGCTGCTCGACGACGCGGCTGTCGACATGGAGGCCTGGATCGCCGGCGAGGTGGACATCGTGTTTGCCGAGCAGGAGGGCGATGCCTTCGTGCGCGGTGACGGGGTCAACAAGCCGAAGGGCTTTCTCGCCTATACGGCTGTCGCCGATGCGAGCTGGGCCTGGGGCAGTCTCGGCTATATCGCAACCGGCGTTGCCGGCGGCTGGAAGGCGACCAATCCCTCCGACACGCTGGTCGAGGTGATCTACGCGCTCAAGGCCGGTCACCGTCAGAACGGCACATTCATGATGAACCGCAAGGTGCAGGCCGATATCCGCAAGTTCAAGGATGTCGACGGCAACTATCTGTGGCGGCCGCCGGCAAGTGCGGGCCAGGCCGCCTCGCTGATGGGCTTTCCGATCGCAGAAGCCGAGGAGATGCCCGACATCGCCGCAAGCTCGACTTCGCTTGCCTTCGGTGACTTCCGGTCGGGCTATCTTGTGGTCGATCGGGCCGGTGTGCGCATCCTGCGCGATCCGTATTCCGCCAAGCCCTATGTGCTGTTCTACACCACCAAGCGGGTTGGGGGCGGGGTGCAGAACTTCGAGGCGATCAAGCTGGTGCGGTTTGCCGTGAGCTGATCAGCCAAGCGTACCGACGCGTGCCGGAACTGCCCGTCATCCGGCCATCGCCACCTTCTTCCCGCAGCGGCGTGGAGAGGGTGCGGCATGGCCGGATATCATCTTCGACGAGGATCCCCATGACCTATGCCCAGACCACTCCGCCCCTGGCGGAACCGCTGACGCTTGCCGAGGCGAAGGCGCATCTGCGTCTTGACGGCGCTGATGAGGATGCGCTGATCGGATCGCTGATTGCGACTGCCCGCGAGCATCTGGAGCGTGAGACGGGCCTATGCCTGATGGCGCAGTCCTGGCGGCTCTATCTCGACCGCTGGCTCTGCGACGGCGTGATCCGCATCCTCAAGTCTCCCGTGCAAGCGATTCAGAGCGTTACGATTTACGATGCTGCAGGCACTGCGGTTGATGTGTCGCTTGAAGACCATCTGCTCGACGGCAAGGGGCGACCGGCGCGGCTTTGGCTGCGCTCGACGATCGATCCCGGCCAAGCGTTGAACGGGATCGAGATCGACTTTTCCGCCGGCTATGGCGAGGCCGGGACCGATGTGCCGGATACGCTGAAGCGCGCAATGCTGATCCATATCGGCCACATGTTCGCCTTTCGCGGCGTGCTGTCGCCCGACCAGCAGCCCGCCGGGATTCCCGATGGCTATGAACGCCTGATTGCGCCCTTTCGCATGCGGAGGCTGTGATGGTGGTGTTTCTCGATCCGGGCCAGATGACTGCCCGGCTGGAGCTGGAGGCACCAGTTTCCGTGTCCGACGGTCAGGGCGGCGCGAGTGTGACCTGGCAATCGGTGGCGGCCGTTTGGGCGAAGATCGAGCCGGTTTCCTTCGTGGTGACGGAGGCGGCAAGCGCCGAGGTGGGAACGGTCAGTCACCGGATCTGGATCCGGTTTCGAAGCGATGTCGCGGCCGGGCAGAGGCTGACCAAGGGCGCGCGGATCTTCCTGCTGAAACTGGTGCGCGACCCTGACGAGACCGGTCGCTATCTGGTCTGCCAGTGTGAGGAGCAGGCCCCATGACCTCAGCCTCCAACGCCTTGATGAAGGCAGTCCATGCGCGGCTGACCGGCGATGCAGCACTGATGGCGCTGGTCGGCCAGGGCGGTGTGCACGACCGGCTGATGCCGAAGCCGAAACTGCCGGCGATTGCCTTCGGAGAGTGGGAGACGCGTGACTATTCGACGGGTACGGAACCGGGCGAGGCGCATAGCCTGACCATCACGGTGTGGTCGCAGGCCGAGGGGCGTCGGCAGGCGCAGGAGATCGCAAGCCGGGTGGACACGCTGCTACACGATGCGGCATTGACGCTGGAAGGGTTTGTGCTGGTGAGCCTGTTGCGGACGGGATCGCGCACCAGACGGGAGCCGAACACGCGATATCTTCAGGTCGAGCTGCGTTATCGCGCGGTGACCGAGTGAGAGGCCGCCATGCGGTTACTCTGCCGGACGAGATGCATGAGGAAGAGGATGCCGGTGAGGGCCGAGCCGGCCAGAAGGACGGTGACGACGAGAACCGTCAGCGCGCCCGATCGATCGAGCAGTGCTGTGAACACGACGGGGGCGAGCGCATTGGCAAGGTTCTGCGGCATGGACAGCCGTGCGGCCTGGCGGCCGTAGTCGCGTGGTGAAAACAGGGCGAGCGGCAGCAGCGCCTTTGCGACCTGCAGGACGGCCGAGCCGATGCCGTAGAGCCCGATGAAGATCCACAGCGTTGCGGTCGACGACGGCAGGACGATGAGGCTGAGAAAGCCGAGGATCATGAAGCTATTGCCGGTCACGGCCGTAATGAACGGATTGCCGCGCTTGCCGAGCAGCATATCGAAGGCGCGCGCCGAAATGCCGATGACGCCACGCGCTGCGGCAAGCTGCAGGGCGAATTCCGGCGTCGCACCGGATTGCCGCAACAGTTCCAGAAGCGACGGCGACACGCCGTAGGATGCGAAGGAGGCAATGGTGGTGGCGGTGGCGACCAGAAGGAAGGCGAGCTTGCCTTGCCGGGCGGTAAAGGCAACCGGGGGCGCATCGACGCCGGCCTCTGCTGTGTCCCAGCCGATCGGCTTCGGCAGCGCAAAGAGGTAAAGAGGCACGCAGACGAACAGATGCAGGAAAGCGCAGACCATCAGCGTGGTGCGCCAGCCGATGAGATCGTTGCCGAGACTGAGCAGCGGCCAGAAGATGGTGGCGGAGAGGCCGGTAAACAGCATCAGGATGGTGATGCCGCGACGGCCCTTCGTGCCTTCACGCTCGACCACCGCGGCATAGGCCGGCGCCGACAGGCAAAAGGCGCCGCCGGCACCGAGCAGGATCCAGGCGACCGCATAGAGCGGCAGGCCGTTCGCAAGCGACAGCACGAGCAACCCGACGCAGAAGAATACGGAACCGGCGGCCAGAACCTTTGCTGCCCCATGGCGCCCGAGCAGCCGTCCCACGAGCGGACCACAAAACGCGCTGGCGAGCATCATCACCGACAGTCCGGCAAACACCATTTCGTTGGCAAGGCCGAGATCGGGCGCGATCGAGCGACCGAGAACGCCGAGGCTTTCGAACGTGGTGCCCCAGCCGATGAGTTGCGTGATGGCGAGAACGCCAATGGTCCGGGCAGACCGGAGGGGGGACTTGGTCAATGCGATATCGCGATGGGGAGCGGGCGAGGAAATGTGTCCCGCGGCTGTAGCAGGTCGGCACGCAACCCGAAAGCATCAATACTTCAAAGCGGTTGGAAAAGGATCGGGACATGGTGGCACAGAAGGGCAAGGACCTTCTCCTGAAGGTGGACAATAGCGGAACGTTTCTGACCGTGGCGGGACTGCGCTCCCGGCGGATCGCCTTCAACGCCGAAACGGTCGACATTACCGATGCCGAAAGCAGCGGGCGCTGGCGCGAACTTCTGGGCGGGGCGGGGGTGCAGCGGGCATCGCTGAGCGGTTCGGGGATCTTCAAGGACGGCACGAGCGACGCGCTGGTGCGCAGCACGTTCTTTGCCGGCACGATCCTGTCCTGGCAGATCATCATCCCCAGTTTCGCGACACTGGCGGGTGCGTTCCAGGTGACGGCGCTCGAATATTCCGGCGAGCACAATGGCGAAATCCGGTTCGAGATTGCGCTCGAATCCGCCGGCGTCGTGAGTTTCACAGCATTGTAGGAGCATGAAAGGGGGATTTCATGGGCATGCATGGACGGGCCAACCGCCGACGCGGCGAGGTGGAGGCCGAAATGGACGGCGAGCGGCGGATCCTGTGCCTGACGCTCGGCGCGTTGGCGGAACTGGAAACGGCCTTTGCGGCCAGCGATCTGACGGAGCTCGCGGGGCGGTTTTCCTCCGGCCGGATGAAGGCAGCCGACATGATCCGCATCATCGGGGCCGGCCTTCGCGGCGGCGGCAACCTGATCACCGACGACGAGGCGGCGGCGATGAGCGTCGATGGCGGGATCCTCTCCTGCGCGCGGATCGTCGGCGAGTTGCTGAGCGCGGCCTTCGGCGCGGATGAGGGCACGTCACCGGCAAACCCCTGATGGCCGCAGCGGGCGGGAAGGCGCAAACGTTTGAGCCTTTTCCATGGGATGCGGCAATGCACGCCGGTCTCTGCCTGCTGCGGCTTCCCGCACCGCAATTCTGGGCGCTGACGCCAAGAGAGCTGTTTACCGCGACCGGTGGCCTGATCAAACGCGCGATGTCGATCGAGCGTGCCGGGCTGGAAACGCTGATGCGG